GATTAAATGGGATGAAATTTGATTTCATGTTAGTTAGAATAGCAGGGTTGCTTTTTTGTTGATACCTAGCAGGAAGCTTCGCTCAACATAATCAATATAACACCACCCATAAATCTTGTCAACCCCTATGTGACACTTTAAAAATTGACATAAAAAAAGAGAGTCCCGAAGGACTCTCTTGAAAAGTATGTGAATATTAAATCACATGAGGTTCTTAACAGCCACGCGACGGTAGTAGCGGTTGCTATTAACGCGGAGGCGACCCAATCCTTGGGTAACACCTTCAGCGAATGGGTTTGAAACCATTCCGTAGCGTGTCTTAAAGCCGATTTTAGGCTGGAAAGTGTTCTCTCCGACGGCACGTACCATTTGTAGCGGAACGTATGGGCAGTAGAACAGTCCGGCATCATAAGGAGAAGATCCTTTGTAACCGACAACATAGTACTGGTTACCACCTGATGCGTTAGCAGCAGTTAGGTTAGCAGAATATGGGTCGATGTAGACGCGGTACTTACCATTGATGGTTCCAGCAAATGTGTTACCAGTGTCATCAACGTTAAGGTTAGCGTTCAATGCAGGAGTGTAGTCTAGTACACCAGCCATGGTGAGAGCAGAAGCAACATCAGCAGATGTAAGGATGATGTTACCCTTTCCGCGACGAGTTCTTTGTGCAACAGCGTTTGCATCTCTTTCGATTTGGAACAGAAGTCCTTTGAACTTCTCAACGCTCCATCGTCCATTACTGTCGATATCGAGGTCGAATACACCTGCTTGTGCAACGTTTGATACAGCACCTTGCTCAGCAACCTTGTAGATAGTTCTGATAACTTCGCGGTTAATTTCAGCGAGGATTTCAGTACTAAGGATGTTTGCAAGTTCTGCTTCAGCGTTAAGGCCGTGAATTGCCTTAAGGTCTTGAGCAAGCTCAAGTGAGTACTCAGCCTTGAGTGCTCTGGACTTCGCAGTCACAGTAACTTTCTCAATGCTGAACGCCATCTCAGCAAACTGGTTGTTAGCGCCGTTTCCTAAGTTCTCGGCGTCACCAGTTACCATACCTTGTCCAACGTTATAGTTGGTTGAGGTAGCAGTACCAACAGGGTTCAGTACGGCAGGGTTGCCACCAGACTGACTGATTGTACCAATACCAGCAGGTACATCAGAGAATGCACTGTTAATACCAGCAGATCCATCTCCACCAAAGTCGTTGGAAGACTGACCTGAGAAGGCAGTGTTTGCTTCGTTGTAGAATGCCTCTGTGCCACTCTGTGAAGTGTAGCGTGAGCGCATTGCGAAGATTAGTCCTGTAGGACCAGACATTGGTTGAACACCAGCCAAGTCATAAGCGACTAGGTTTGGCATTGAACGTCTGATTAGACTAATCAATACTGGGTCGAAACCAGCAACAGGGCCACCAGCAGCGGCGTCTGAACTGTAACCACCTTGGGTTCCAGCAGCGTTACCTGCGTTTGTTGGTGTCTCCATCAAGGAATGTCCTTGGGAGAATGCTTGTTCCTCGCGGAGGAATTTTTCTTGGTTCTCTAGTAGAACTGCGGTAACCGCTTTACGGTGTGCGTCTTGGATACCACCATCGTGGTCCAAAAGGGGTTTCCACTTCTCTACCAGATGTTCTGATTGGAACATTGGTTTTTCCTAAATGTTTAGTTTGAGATAATGTTAAATTCAGTCCTTCATCTTGCCCAGAACACTCATGTAAGATGACATTGCGCCATTTACATCAGCAGCAGGAGATTCGACTCCTTCGCTAAGTGTATCTGCAGATGATTGAGGAGCAACCTTGGTGTCAGAGAAATAAGATTCTCTCAATGTGGTTAGCTTCTCTTTGTACGATTCTTCGCTTTCAAACTCAACACCTTCGGAAAGGGATGCGAGCTTCTCTTTCTGAGTGGCCGCGAGACCTTCAGAAACCTCTCCAAGAATTACGTCTGAAGCAGACTCAGAGAGTCTCTTGTTCAGATCTACGTTCTTCTGGATTTGCTCGTTGAGTTTAGTCTCCATGTCATCTAACTTCTCTACCATGGTAGAGACTACATCATATTTCTCATCAGGTATTGATACATAATGATCGTCAAATAGTGACTTCATCCCACTTAAGAAGGATTCTGTCATTTCTGTTTTAAGTCCGTGCTCTACAGCGAGTTGATTCTCTGTCATCCACTCTTGAGCAACGTACTCAAGATAAGAATCAGTCCGTTCTGTTAGTTCGGCCTTATGTGTTGCTACTGCTTCTTCGATTGCAGCAGTCTTTTCTTCATCAAGTTTTGCCTTGATTTCAGAAACCTTTGCGTTAATGGCAGCTTCGAAGATTGTCTTTGCTTTCTCTTTGAAATCTTCAGAGAGTTCTTCGCCACCTAGTAGAGCGTTGACATCATCTTCCATGTCATACTCTTCTACTTTAACTTCTTCCTCGGCAACAGGTGCTTCTTCCTTAGCAGGTTCTTCGGAAACAACTTCTTGATCTGCTTCGAGTTCAACTTCATCACCGGATTTTAATCCAGATGCTTTTTGTGCTCCCATGGCTCCTGTTTTACCTTTACGATTGGTAACTACGTCAGAAACTTGCTTAATGGTTCCACCAGGAGTTTTGATTTTGTTAGAATCATCCGTAGGAGAGTTGTTAGTTGGAGTAGGTCCACCTAAGTCTTCCCAAGTAACTGGAGTCCCACCAGTTGTCAGTTTAGGGATAGCCTTATCACCAGGATTAGCATTTGCTGTTACGGCATTAGCTTCCGATACCTTTTCCATTTCTTGTAGTTTGCTACTCGCCATTTGAAGTTTCCTCGAATTACCTTGTTGTAATCTAAATTTATTTATTAAAGTTAGAGATTTGATAAGAAATTATTAAACAGATCCAACTTGTTCTCATCAAGTTTTTTCTGATCAACTAAAGTGTTGATAGTCTTGTATGTTTTGCGAGCCATTCTTTCACGAAGAATTCCGCCATCCCATACCCAGTCCTTACCTTCCATAATCCCTTCAACAAAGGCATCTGGAGCAGAAGGATCGGCAACTATGTCAGCAGCAGTTGCTAACATAAAGTCGTCTCCTACGACATTAATACCCTCGCGTGTTGCTTTAAGAGATCCAATACCTCTTGAAGATACACCGAGTTTTACTCCTTCCTCTACTAAGTTAGCAGCAATCTTACCCATTGGTGTGCCAAGAATCTTAGCCTTACCAATGAAATTAGCACCACTCTCTTTAAGAGAAACGATTTTATGAGACACTCTGTCTAAATTGACAGTTGGTCCCTCTGGATGTCCAAGTTCACCGAGCGCACGTCCAGATTGGATGTGATTCTCGTTGTAACGTCCAACTTCTTTACGAAGAGTTTCCATGGGATACATACGTCCATTTCTGTTCGTAATGTTTCCTTGAAGGAATACACCTTCAATATACATAGACTTCTTGCCGTTTTTATTTTCGACAAGAAATTCAACCTGTTCGATTTCTTCTGTAATTAGTTTCATCAGGCATCACCTGTTACTTGAACTTGTTGATAATGTAGTGTTCCTGTTCCATCGCCTAAAGCAGCAACTTTAAAGGAATTTCTCACTTCTCCATCAGAGTTATTACGAGCCCATGCTGTAGAAATAGTAGCACCATAATCGTTATCAACGGTTACAGTAACTCTTTGATCAGCAGCCATAAAATCAATTCCACTCACCGCAGTTACTATCTTATGACTAAAGTTCCACCATTCTTGGTTGGCAGAAGTAAATGAAACTGCATCATTTACACGGAATTGAGAACCACCACCTTCTTCTAAGGTTAGAATAGTAGTAGTACCACTAGTAGTTATACCAGTTACTCTTTGAGAAAAGACGGGGCCTAAACTTAAGAGTGCTGATGTGTCTTTAGCAACATAGTAACTAGTAGTATAACCAACTGGAAAACTGCCAATACCAATATGAGCACCGGCACTAACTGCAGTCACTCGCAAAGTATTACTCTGCTGATCTAATGCTGCACCAGCCAAAGAGCCAGATGCTACTATTGCTATTGTCGTACCAATTCCGACTGGATTGTGTACTGCCATTACTCTTCTTCCTCAGTTGTTTCTGGTTCTGTTGCATCCGCAACTGGTTCATCATTCACTTCAACTTCATCTTGAGGAATTTGATCCCCAAAAAGACTATTTGCAACTTCCGGTTTCAGATTATCAACCTGAGCGGCTGTCTTTGCATAAAGCAAATCCTTGATTGCATCACTTACTTTCGACGGCGAATCATTCGCGACGATAGCGTCCATTAAATCATCCATGCTGATAGTCATAACTTTTCCTATAGGTTATTTATATCTCTCCGCCCTTAGGTAGTTTAGTCCTACCAGCATCTTTCGAGCCTTCGAGATTAGGTTCCATGATTGGAGTACCTAAATCACCATTTGAAGCAGGTGCTTGTTCACCTACTCCAGGTGCCATTCCGTTAAAACCATCGACTGCCATCTCTATTTCTTTAGGATCTGTGATAACACCATCTTCAATTTCCTTCTCGATTAATCCATCTTGCTCAAGAATATCCTCATCAGTTTGACGAAGAATCTTACGACGAACCCAATCTTGTGAATAGTACTTACCAATATAAGGTTCTGCTTCCATTGCTAAGGAGAATCTTTCTCTTTGTAACTCACCATCTTTGAGTTCAGAGAAGTGATTATCATATAAGAAATCGAATTGAATATGCTCACTCATTATCTCCCAGTCTTCTGGAGTACAAACATTCTTAAGTAAGCACTGAGTTCTTAAACAATCTAAAAATAGATTACTAAATCTCTTACGCAATCTACCAGTAAACTTACTAAACTTAAGTTCGTCTCTTAATATCTCAGAAGATCTCCCCAGGTTAAACCCACCGTCTCCTTCAATTCTTGAGATTGGAACATTAAGTGACTTGTAGAGTTTCTTCTTAAAGTACTCGATGTCTGTGATTTCTCCGAGGTTTTGTCCACCTGGGAGTGTTGAGATTTCTGTTCCACGTCCACCCTCTCTTCTTGGTAACCAGAAGTCCTCCATCATGGACATGAACTTCTTATCATCACGGATTTCTCCAGTGTTTGCATCGTAAACAAGCTTGTTACGATACCTCATCATAACATCACGTAGGTATTGTTCTGCTTTAATCTTTGGAAGATTACCTACATCAATATAGAATATTCTACGTTCTGGAGCACGAGATAAACGATAGATTACAAGACTATCCTCAATCATTCTAAGTTGATTAAGTGATT